ATATAGCTAATAAGGAATTATTAATATCAGCACGAACATTAGCCCCTGTACTGTTATCTATAACATAATCGTGTTGAGCCATTTCTTAATCCAACTTTTATTTAAGTATATCCTACTTTAAAATTAACTACCACGCCCAAAACCAACAGCAGTATAACTAAATGTTTTATCCTGGACAGCATTGCCAGCATTAAGAAACTTAATATTGAAACCAGTGCCAGTGATACTTGTGATTTCAAATCTATCCGTTCCACCAAGATCATTTGCTGTAATACCAATACTTGGCAATTGTGTGCCTGCCCCGACACTTGTGCCAGATTGTCCTGTAAAAAATGTCTGATCAAATGTAATATCAAGGCCAGATGATGATGTACCTGAAGAAATATTTGATCTTTGCTCTGTTCTTCTTTCCAATTCTGCTGTATAGCCTAATTGATCTATTTCTATTGATTGTGCAGGGTCATCAGAATCCATTTCACATCTGAATTTAAACCCACGGCCTACATAAGTACCGTTTACAAATGGATTGAATCTAGAGAAGTTTGCTCCATAGGTGCAAGAAGTTCCGCTTGATATTGTTGCACTTGTGGCCGATGTAACTGTAAATGTGCTTGAACTTGGTACTGTCTGAATTTCATAGTTGCCATCTGTTGCAGAACCAGCCGTAAAATCTATAACAACAAAATCACCAACTGAATATCCATGCGAGGTCTTTGTGATTGTTATGGTTGTACCACTTTGCTCGTAAGTGGCTGAAACCGAGGTGTCAGGGTCAATGTCACTTGTGGCAACTAGCAAAGAAGCACCAACATTAAATGCGGTGGCTCCGTCAAAATCTGTCCATGTGTCAATATTTGCTGATCTTTTGTCTATTAAATCATTAGGATAAAAACCCTGCGTCACAAAATGTCTGCGTAATCTTAACGGTTGCTTGCCACCTAAGTCCAAAGTATTTGCAAATTCATAAGACCCACCAGTAATATCAACAGCACCCAAGAAATCAAAGTCTGCAATAGCATCAAAATCTGTAACCCCATCTAAAAGTTCAAGGGATCCAAGAACAAGACCGTTGACATCATCTGAGAAAAAACAATCAACCTTTTCACCGCCAAAAGGTGGTGAGTCTGTATCTTCTCTATCTGTAAAAACTGTTAATTTAGGTAAAGGGTCAGGGCTTGTAATTAAAACTGATGTCTCACCAGAACTTAACCTGCCACCATCATCTCTGAATTTTAAAATATATTCTCCCTCGACAATATTCGGTACAATCGTTTCACTTATACTACCTGGAAGGGCAGGGATCACATCAACGGCATTTGTAAAAGTACCAGTGCCATCAGTGAGGTTTGACGATCTGACCACCACGTTTCCACCATGAATTACATCAACATCTGTTGATTTATCAAAACGCAATCTTACAAACTGATCTGATATTGGTTCAATGCGTAAGTTTTGTACATCTGATGGAAGGGCTGTTTTACCAACTGTTGTGATTGATGTCGTTGCTGGAGTGATGCTTGGTTTTCCTAATGCGTTATAACTGAACACTCTGATCTCATAAATACCATTTTTTGTCTCAAAAATAGTAAAGTCTGGTCTTGTAATTCTTTGTGATATAAAGTTTTCATTTTGAAATCTATATTGAACCATATATTCAGTGACACCAGATACAGGTTGCCATTGGATAAACAGTTTTGATACGGCACGGTTATTCAGTACAACAATCTGTTCTGAACCCTGTAAGTTACTTGGAGAAGGTTTTATTGATGTGAGTGTTGTAATTGTCCTTGCTGCCAATGCCGTGCCATCTTCCACATTTGCATATTTAGATGAATTATGAGCAACGGCAGTGATCTGATATGCAAGCTGACTTACTTCTGTAACACCAATGACTCTGAAGGTTTGAAGTTGAACTGTTGTATTTTCTATAACCCAGACACTGTTTGATGGTGGTGTAGACGAGAAGGCAGAAGATACTGTTATTGTTGTTCCTGATATTGTGTCTATTGTTTTTGTTTCAAGTGTGCCATCTGCAAGTATTACTGATAATGTTGCAGATCCATCTGTAGTTAAATCTGTATTATTTTCATCATCAACAACAATCTGTGTTGTAGATACTCCTGTCTTTATACGACCACCTCTTCTAACCCCTGCCCTCAATGGATCAGCAACATTTATCACTGCCCCAGGTCTAACCAAAGTACCTGATTCAAGAGTGGTGGTGAAGTTTACAATTTCAGCCTCATTGGATTGTGTGTAGAGAAACCATTTTCCAAGACGAGAAGCCATTCCTCTTGATGTGGTGGCAAAACCTCTTAAATTTTTTGTAACAACCCCATATTTAGCCTGTAATGCAGTATCTTCTACCGTTTCATATTCAATTTGTTGAGTTTCATTATCAAAATATGCAACATTAACAACTGTTACTTTTGAATTTTTTGATGAATTACTATAAGAAAATCCCTGTTCTGTAATATTTGATAAGTTGAATAAATAACTTGGATCTGTCGGTCTGTCCTGTGTGATTGATATTGTACCAGCCGAGTAAAAAGGCATGACACGCATCACAGAACATAAATCATTTATAAGATTATATGCCTGTTTTTGATTTTGTATAACAACATTACAACTGAATCTTGGTTCTGTTCCTCCAAATCCATCATCAACCTGTTCTGCGGAGTAAACTGAAGCTGAATAAAAACTGAAAACATCCAACTGCGTTGTATCTATCTGATCACCAAAACCTTTTGATGTTGTTAACAAATCGTAAAGAATCCAGGCTGGATCGTTTGTCCATTCTTTATCTGTTTTGAACGTACCGTTAAAAGTTCCAGAGTATGAGATTGAGCCATCAGTTTGAACCGTTCCATTATGTGGGATTTTTATTTTTGTTCCACGGACTTTGTACATCCGTTTTGGGATGGATGGAAAGGTCTGGGCATCAAATCTTATGGCAAGATGAGCCGAGTTTGCATATGCTCTCTGTTCGTTGATTATCTCTGTAAAAGATGACCATATCGAGGAGTTTTGTAACGTTGATTCTGTACTGTCATCCGTTGTTCTGTTTACTCTGATCGTCACAGGAAAAGAAGTATCAGATGCAAAATTAATTTTGTAATCCCTGAAATAAGTACTAGCAGTTCTTCCCTTTACAGTATCTGTAATAACAGTTGTTGTAGTGCCATCATTTTCAATGGTTTGAATATTTATGGCAACTTCCGCACCATTTATGTCACCATCATCTTCAAACTTTTGCAAAGATGGAAAACCAAGAGTTACTCTTACAGCATTGATAGAAGTATTTGTTATGGATCTTGATACAGGACTTGCTTTTGTGACCGCAACACCGACAGCATTTTCTGTTTCTATTTCAGAAATTCCCTGTATTGCAGTTTGATTGGAAGTACCGAATCTAGGTTCAAAGGAAACATTGGGGAAGTTAAAATCAGTATCTGCTGGGCTTGTATTACTTGCAGTTGATTGTAAAACCTGAGTGCCATTTAAAAATACATCTTTCAAAGCTGCGTTGTTATATGCAGTTGTTCCCTGTGTAAGACCAGCAGCACTTGGAAAACCCTCAATCTCACCTTCTCCAAGAAGTTCAACTAATGTCTGAAATTGTTTTGAGGCAAGAACATCATCTGTAACTGCTGGATCAGTAAGTCTTGTATTCTCATCAAAAGCTGGAATTGTCATTATGTAGTTCCCTCCACCTGTACCGTATCAACTCCAGAACTGATTACAACTGAACCTGTAAATACTTCTCCATATATTATGCTGACGCTGACACCACTGACACTGACGTTCTGGATGCCCGAAAATGAATAAGAATTTGCCATTTGTGGATCTAATGCCCCATCTGCTTCTGAAGCACCAACACCACCAGAATCAAACGGTGCTGGGGTCGGAGCTAATAAAGAAGTTATACCACCTATTGCTAGATCCGTGACAACAGCCGTTGCGATACTACCAACCACTGGAATAGCTGATACTGCACCAGCCACAGTTGCAACCGCACCACCAACCGCAGCAGCAGTTGTAATCGCAGCACCAGCTACCGCAGAAACAGCACCAACCGCAGCAGTGGCAGCAGAACCAATACCACCAACAACCGCAGCCACCGCAGGGATTGATCCTGTTGCAATGGGTATGATTTGGATATCACCTTTGCCTTTCATTGATAAAAAATCAAGAGAAACATCCATATCATTCATCTTTACCTTGTAATATTGCTGACTCATATGTGCTTCAACTTGCGGAAAATTACACATTAAAAAACGAATCGCCTCTGCTGGACTTGATACGGCTGCCTCAAAATATGATGAACCAAGGAATTTTCTTAATCTTCCATATACTTTTATCGTTTTAAGTTGCATACCTGTAAACTCCTCTTAGTGCTTGCTGATAACCTAAATCAAAAGGCTCTCGGCAACTTAATCTTCTTATATTATGATTTAAAATCATATTATCACCAATATAAACTGCAACATGATCTAAATTACCTGAAGTTGATTGAAATAGTAAAACATCACCAATCTTTATATCATCATCTGTCAGTTGTTTTTTAAATCCCGTTATTGGTAATCCATTTTCAAATAATGGATTTTCAATGAAATCTTTTATTTTTTTTGGTCTATCCCATATTTTCAAATCAATATTTTTTGTTTCTTTATACCAATCATGGATTATTGACCAGCAATCATGCACACCCCAGATAAAACTTCTACCGATAAGTGATGGTGCTTTCCAACCACTTGGTTCAAAAGAACACCATTCTTTCATTCTTACGCTGTAGATATGTGAAGGCAAATCTAAATATTCACAACTTGCTTTATCATTATCTGAAGGCTGTGGTGAATCATATGGATGAGAATGAACAATACCGATTATCTCTCCTGTATCTTCACATTCTGCCCAATCATCAGGGTCGATAATAAAATATTCAAAGCCTGATTCTGCGATATTTTTACAAGACCAATATGTTTCTTTGCCTTTTATAACTGCCAACAGACCACATGATTCTTGTGGCATAGATTCTTCAGCGTGTTTTGCAGCATCAGTTTTCCAGGTCATGCGTTTACAAAAGTACCTACACCTGGGAAATCTTTTCTTGTGACTTGACGTTTTGGCGCACGGACTCCCTGTAGATCAAGTGCTGATACAAGTTCAAACTGTACGATATCTCTATTTTCAATAATTTTTCTATTTATAAAATAAATTTCTTGTGGCAGTTCTGCCGTACTGTCTGGTGTGCCGAAAGGATTTTTACTTGATGGAAAATTTGCAGCGTCTAAAAACTGGCTAAGAGTGCGTATGCGTACAAATTTTGCACCCTGTAAGTCATTAAATGGTGTTGTAGCGTTAACAGTTGCCATCAATGCTGTAATAGTTCCCAATACATTAGAAACTGTTATGGTTGGTCTTGGAAGCGACCCACGGCCAGAATATTCAAACCCCTCGGCTTGTATTGGAAATTTATCATAAGTATTACCCTGCCATATTATTGAGGCATTACTGTTCATCCCAACTCCTGAATGAAACCTTGTCACATCGGTAGAACCATGTAATGCGGAAACCAAAGTCAATGTGTAGAGTTCAATAACAGATTTATTTGTTAATGCCTGTAGTTCTGCTGTAGGTAATCCCATTTATGGTTCAAATACCT